TAACGCTATGCAAAACACGGTAGGCGCTACCGAGGCGACCATTGCGGCGACTGAGGACATGATCTCGGCTATGTCGAGGGCAACTGGTACGGCTGATAGTGAGTTGCGTCCAGCGTTTAGCGCGTTGTTATTAGGTACGCATGACGTGCAGAAAGCAACGGACGCGTTAACGATTGCGCAGGACGTGTCGGCAGGATCAGGCAAGTCACTTGCTGAGGTGTCGGACGCGCTCGCTAAAGCGTACGGCGGCAACATGAAAGGTCTACAAGCGTTATCACCTGAACTTAAAGACATGATAAAAGACGGCGCAACACTTGATACTGTCATGTCTGTTTTGTCAGACAACTTTGGCGGATCGGCCGCTGCGTCAGCAAAAACGGCTGCAGGACAATTTAAGATATTAAAAAATAGTATAAGTGAAACACAAGAAAGCATTGGTGCTGCGTTGTTGCCTGCTCTACAAGCGGTGTTGCCTTATTTGCAAAGATTTGCTGATTGGGCGCAAAAAAACCCTAAAGCGTTTTTAATTATTGCTGGCACAATAAGTTCAATTGCGCTTGCAATTGTGGCTGTAAATTTTGCTATGGCTGCAAACCCGTTTGGGTTAATTGCAGCGGGAATTGGTTTATTAGTGACTGGCATTGTTATTGCGTACACAAAATTTGAGTCGTTTAGAAACATTGTAAACGTAGTTGTTAATAGCGTAATTACTGCGTTTGAGTTTATGGCAAATTCTTTTATTCAAGGGATAAATACAATTATTAAAGGCATAAATTTAATAAGCCCATTTACTGACATTGGCACACTAAGTGAAATTTCTTTAGGTCGTATCGGTGGAGCGTCAGCAGTATCGGGTGGCGGTGAAGCACGCGAAGGTGGCACAGACAATATCACACCAAGTTTGCCAACTATGCCGTCCATGCCTGACATTATTAGCGGTGGCGGTGGCGGCGGTGGTGGTCGAGCCGGTGGCGGCGGTGGCGGTGGCGGTGGCGGCATTGGTGGCGGCGGTGATTTAGTAAGGATACAAGGCGGCCTGACAACATTTGGTAACGCCGAACGAATTGCAGCGCGAGGCGACACGATCACAGTTAATGTAAATGGTGGGCTGGCAACAGGCGCACAGATCGGCCAGGCCGTCTACAACTCGTTATTGCAATACAAACAAGTTTACGGGCCATTAACTGCGATTGCTGAATAATGGCTGCAACACTTGTTACAGGCGGTAGTTACCTACTCGAATTAGGCAAAGGTTTTGACAGCGACGCGTTTATTATTGACGAAAGTTTGTTGAACGGGCCTGACGTATTAGACGGCGACGGCGAAGACTTTGAGGACATCACCGAATATGTGGACAACATTACAATTACGCGCGGCCGCAAACAACCCGAGGACGCGTTCGGCGCTGGACAAATGTTTGTATCCATGTTCACCGAAGTTGCCGACCGTGTGTTAGATCCGTTTAACACGTCGTCTATTTATTACAACACGTCAACCGACCAGCCGGGTCTAGGGCCGTTACGTCCGATCAGACTTAGTCGAGAAAGCGAGTATTTGTTTGTTGGCAAAGTTATTAGTTATCAGCAAAATTATGTGTTGGGTGGGTTAACACGTTACGGCGTGGCGGCAGCCGACGACATTTATACGTTGGCGCAGGCGGTGTTGCCTGAAACTACTCCAGCGGTGCAAACATCGGCAGCGCGTTTGTCGGCGGTATTAGCGTTAATTCCGTACACAGGCACAACGAGCATTACGGCTACACCGACCGCGACGTTAGGCGACTTTGTTATCCCTGAAGGCACGAACGCCAACACGTACGCCAACCGCATTAACCAGGCCGAGCAGGGACGCATTTTTTGTGATCGTGAAGGCGTACTTGTGATGCAATCAAGGATCGGCACAACACTCGATGCACCGACCGTTACCTATAACGACACCGGAACACAAACAAAATACGACGTACTTGGCGTTGAGTTTGACCAGCAGGCGATTATTAACCAAGCGACCGTGCAAATTGAGGTTGGCGGAACTGCACAAACAGCGTCCGACGCGGCATCTATTGCAGAGTATTTTACGCAGGCTTTAGCAATCACAGACAGCCTGCTATCGAGTAACGCGCAGGCGTTGACGTTGGCCAACTATTTGTTGGACGGTACACCTACGCCACGGTTTACGTCTATTAGTACGACGTTTGCAAGTCTTACGACACCGCAAAAAAACTTGTTAGCGCCAATAGATATTGGCGAAGTTGTGCAACTCACAAAAACGTTTACGACTGGTACACCGTTAGCGATCACGCAGGATCTAGCAGTCGAGGGCGTAGACCACGACATTAACGTTAGTACCGGGCATCGGGTCACGATCTATACAAGCCAAACAACGGTGCTAAATGACTTTGTATTAAACGACATTACGTATGGCACACTTACGACAAATAATGCACTAACTTAAAGGACAGACACTATGCCAAATGAACAGACATCAGTTCCGCTATATGCGGCAAGCGAAGTATTAACTGCAGCAAATATGAATATTAGTGCTGGTACGGGTGTACCAGTTTTTGCTACTACGGTTACGCGTGATGCGGCGTTTGGTGGCGCTAGTGAGAAGGTGCTTGCTGAAGGTCAATTGTGCTATTTGAGCGCGTCAAACATTGTGCAGTATTATGACGGCGCAGCGTGGGCAACTGTAGGGCCAGCGGCGGCTAGCGGTTTAGTGTTTTTGACGGCAGTTAGTTTTACTGCTCAAACTACGGTTGCGTTTGCTAATAGTTTGTTTAGTGCGACCTACCTAAATTATCAAGTGTTTATGGAACTTGACACCGTTTCGGGAGCGTCAAATTGGACTATGCAAGTTAGAGATAACGCAGGCGCAAAAAGCACCGCCGATTATTTTGGTGGTTTAATCGGAACCGCATACACAGGCACGACGGTTAATGTCGGCAGTAACGGTCTCACGGCCTTTAATTTTGGAACTGCGGCCTCTGATTGTAACAATATTGCTATGACCGTTTTTAATCCGAATAACAATGTCAGAAATACAACATTTTCAGGTACTACCTTTAACAATAACGCCAACGATTTAGGTGGCGCTTTTGGTGGTTTCTATAAAGTTGTTGGCGCATATACAGGTTTACAGTTTAATTTTAGTACGACCGTTACAGGAACATATCGAGTTTATGGATTGGCGGACTCATGACACAACAAATGCAAATAGGCGACACGGTCCGCAATATGACCGCCGACGAAATAGCAAACTATAAAACAACGATAGCGGAAGCACAAACGTCATTGGAAGCGCGCATTGCAAAACAGGTTGCACGGCAATCTGCATTAAATAAACTTGCTGCGTTAGGTCTTTCGGCTGACGAAACACAAGCACTACTAGGTTAAGGAAAAACAACATGGGACCAGTTACATTTAACATACATAACCAAACGAAATATGATCTGCGAGTGCAATCATCTAACGGGGCAACCGCCGAAGCCGTAGCAGGTGCGTCAACTAGTTTGGGCTTTGGACCAGGCGACACAAACATTACTAACGCAATGCGCTGGTATCAAGACGGCATTTGCATCTTGCAAGGCTCAGTCGCATGGTCAGCCGGTGGCAGCGGCGCAGACGACGGCTGGACTACCAGCAACATAATTTGTATGAGCGGTGAAATGAACGGCGAAGGTTTCTCAGGTTGCAACGAAGGCTGGGTTGAAATGCAACCATACAATCTCATGGCTAACGGCGGCGAAGTAAGCGTTACCTACACAAACGCATAAGTAAATATGTCGAAGGCACGCAGGCAGATAGGCGACCAGTCAACCAAAGGCGCAGCACTCGGCTTATGCGTCTACGGCATGGTCAAAGGCAACTTTGACCCAATGCTAATTGCGTTACTCGTACCGATTTTAAGCACCATATTCGCTTGGATATCCACAAAAATTGGCGACCCCGAATTGGCGTGCTTGTTTATAGATAAACCTGATAAATGAAATACGTTGTTACGTCAGCGCCAATAGTTGCGTCGCCGTTGGCAGGCATGAACGAGTGGGTTAAACAAGCCGTGAAACATAGCAACGGATCGCTTTGGAATAACGGCACATTTGTTTTGAGGGACGTACGCGGACGACCCGGCGTTGTGTCTAACCATAGTCGAGGGCTGGCGGTAGATCTTTCGTACCGTTGGCAAGCACAAAAAAATGTCGGCCGCAAAGACGGACGCAAAATATCGTTGGCGTTCATTGTTAAGTGTTTAGAAAACGCAGACACGTTAGGTTTGCAACTTTGTATTGACTATGCGACCCAAAGAAGTTGGAAATGTGACCGGGCAACATGGCAACCGCTACCGTCAGTAGAGCAAGGCGACTGGTATCACGTCGAGATAAACCCGACTGTTGCTAACGATCCGATCTTGGCTAAAGCAGGCTGGGTAACAGTATTTGGGGTATCCCCCACAGGTGCGCCACAAGTTGTCTAGGCTTATTTACCTACCGAGAAAGTAGGTCAATATGACACTCATCAGCAAAA